ACTATAAAGCAATGGTTGAGTCAAACTTTCCGCAGGTTGAAAGTGCGTCGGTATGGAGTGGTGATCAAAATGAACCCATCGATTATGGCGCAGTTTACATATCATTACAATTTCAAGCGAATACAAGTGATGCAGTAAAGCAGTCTGTCAAAGATTTAATAAAATCGAATTACACAAACAATCTTTCTGTAATGTCTATGACTACTAAATTTACAGATCCCGAGGATGTATTCCTGCAACTCGATACAAGATTTGCATATGATCCTGGCCGAACGGGTATCACACTGCTTTCTGCAGAAGAAAGAGTCTTTAACTTAATGAAGTCTTTCTTCGATGCTAATGTTTCTACCTTCGGTGGCATATTTAGAAAGTCTAATTTGTTAACCGAAATAGATGCATTGGATGATTCTATTCTTTCGAGTACTATCAATGTAAGTGTACAAATGAGACCAACTATTACTATTAATACATTGAACACTTTAGATGTTAACTTTCCTGTAGAAATTGCAGTACCAGACGATGTATTCTTTAGAGTGCAAAGTGATGCATTCGAATTTAATGGTCTTGTTTGTACTATTAAGAATCGTTTAGGATCTACTATATTAGAAATAGTAGACTTGGATGGAAACGTTTTATTAGACAACGTAGGTGAATACAATTCTTTGTCTGGTAAAGTAAGCCTTGTAGGATTCAGACCTACACAGCTCATATCAGGTCAGACATTCTTACCTATTAGAGTAACGCCTAGAAGTGAAGGTACTATCAAACCTTTGAGGAATTATATATTGCAACTCGATACTGCGAGATCTTCTGCAACAGCAGAGATTGACAGACAAACACAATCATTATCAGTTACGTAAATGGCCACCTTTGAAACACTAAGAGATTACGACAGATTAGCGTCGAGTTATAAAGTTAGCGTAGTACGACAAGTATTACCTGAATACTTTACAACATCTTATCCTAATCTAGTAACATTTCTCGAAGCATACTATGAACACTTAGATTCAGATGAAAACTTTGGTGGCATAGTTAACGAGATACTAACAATACGTGATGTTGAGGATGTTACACTCAAAAGACTTGACTTTGTACTCGATGAGATTGCTCTTGGTGTATCAAATACACAGTTTACATTTCCAAGAGAAGCACTAAGAAACTTTGGTAACTTTTTTCGAGTCAAAGGTTCTTTATATTCAGCAGAAGGTTTCTTTAGAGCTTTCTTCGATGAAAACAATATTGAAGTCATTTACCCAAAAAATAGCTTATTAAGAGTTGGTGACTTAACACAGGGTAAGATTGGGCCCGAAGACGCATTTGTTTTACAAGATGGTAGAATATTTCAAATTTTTTCAGTGCTAATTAAATCTCCACTTTCTTTAAATGACTGGGAAACACTCTATAGAAATTTTGTACACCCTGCAGGTTTCTTTTTAGGTGCAGAAGTTGAAGTTATAACTGAGGGCCAAGTCACAATTATAACAGCAGAGTCTATTACTGATCCTGATCCAAGAATAAAAGTTATTGAAGCTGCATCATTTAGTATGACTGGTGATAGAGAAGTTGCATTATTATTACCAGATGATCAAGATGCTGACAGTGCACTACAGAAATACGATGCTTTCCGCACTACAAATTTCTTTGGTGGAAGAGGTGTGAGCTTACTTACACTAGCAAAAATTTACAGCAGTCTAGACGAGCTAGGCGGATTTGCTGTTAGACAAGATGCTGAGGCTGCTGGTATACAAACTAGAATTACTTTCGACAACACTTTTGAAACATTTGATCGAAGACAACTTAAAAGTTATGTTAATTCTACTGTAAGTTCAGTATAAATAATAACAATTAATGTGTAGGATACAAGATGGCTAAACAAATTATAGGTATCGGAACTAGTGGCAATGATGGTACAGGTGATGACCTGCGTACTGCTGGTGGCAAGATTAACGATAACTTTACTGAATTATATACTGATGTTGCATCTTTACAGGTAGCAACAGGCGGAGCAGCTGCAAATCTCGGTGTAGGATTTGATAGTAATGCAATTGTTTTTGAAGGTGCAACTGCAGATTCTTTTGAGACTACATTTACAATTACAGATCCTACTAAAGATAATACTATTACATTACCTGATTCTACAGGTACAGTTTTGCTTGACACTACAATTGGTGGAAGCATCGCAAATTCAATTAATGGTATTGTAGACTCTAATTATATAGCATTAAGAAGTGGTATTGCGCAAGATTCTTCACAGACTCTTTTAATTGTAAGAGCCAATTCTATTGACTCAGGTCTTGCAACTGCGCTAATTGATTCAGCTTATGTAACTGCTAGAGTCAATACTTCTACTTTAGACTCAGCAGAAGTACAAAGGATGATCGACTCTAACGGTGGTTTAGATTCATCCGAAGTACAGAAAATGATTGATTCAAATCGTGGTCTTGACTCTGCTGAAGTAACCACAATAGTTGATTCAGATTACGTAAGACTAAAACAATTAAGCAACTTTAATTATGTTGATTCAGGAGCAGTTACAACTTTAGTAGATTCAGATTACATATTAACAAGAACAACTCAAGTTAACTTAAATGCATACACGGTAGCTAATAAACCAAACAACCCAGATCATGGGGCACTAATTTTTGTAAGAAATGGAGCATCAGGAAATCCATGCCTTGCAGTTTTTGACAGTGGTTCAGGTGCTTTTCTAAGGATAACACTTGGTGCTGCAGTAAGTACTTAATAGGATAAGATATGCCAGCAATAGTAACAGACGCATTACGAAGACAGATAGCACAGGACTTCTTTGATCAGTTTACAGCTGATACGAGGAAGTACTATATCGGTATTGGTCGATCAGAGCAGTGGGATTCATCCGAAACAGTACCAACACCAACAAATTCACCACAACAAATTCAAGCATTTCGTAATGCAATGCAAGGTGTGAAGAAAGTTGAAGCGACATCACTGGTGGTACCAAGAAATAACTGGGCGTCAGGTGTTATATATTCGCAGTTCGATGATCAACAAGCAGGTTATCCTGCAAGTCCATATTATGTAAAGAATGAAGCTAATCAAGTATATGTATGTTTAGAAGTTGGAAGAAACGCTGCCGGTACGGCTGTTCCTTCTACCAGCGAACCAACTCACTCAAACAACGATGCAAGGCGATTAGCTGATGGTTACGTTTGGAAATTTTTGTATACTATAAGCGCAGCCAGTGCAAACAGTTTTATGTCTTCAAACTTTATGCCAGTGCAAGTGCAAGGTGCGACTGATTCAAACTCGACTGGTATTCAGCTAAAACAAGAAGAAGTACAGAATAATGCAAAAGTTGGTGAAATTTTAAATCTAGTCATAACAGATGGTGGCGCTGGTTACACGTCTCTACCAACAATAACTATTACGGGCACAGGTTCAAACGCTTCATTTATACCTACAATTGATTCTGCAACTGGAAGACTCGTAAGAATAAGAGCAGAAGATTCTAGCAACGGTGACGTAAAAGGATTTGGCACTGGATATACAAGGGCTATAGTTTCAATTACTGGAGGTGGTGCATCACAAAACGCAACTGCCCGAGCAGTGCTTGGCCCTGACTCAGGTATGGGTAAAGATCCTAGAGAAGATTTAAGATCTACATCAGTTATGTTCCATTCTGATTTACTGGGCACTGATTCAGACTTGATTGTAAATCAAGACTTTAGACAGGTAGGCTTAGTACGAGATCCACGCACTTCTGCCGGCGCGGCTTTCTTAGCAACTACTGGTAATTCACTAAAGAGCATGACGTTATCAAGTATTGTTACAGGATTTACAGCTGATAAAACTATTCAGGGTTCAACCACATCAGCAAAAGCAATTATAGATGAAATTGATTCGAATCAGATATTCTATCATCAAAATGATGATACTGGATTCTTAACATTCCAAGACGGTGAGCTTATAACTGAAACAAATGGATCAGGTGATGGTGTTATCGATTCAGCCTTAAGATCGCCGGAAGTAGATCCTGAAACTGGTGCGATACTCTATATAGATAATAGAAAACCTGTAAGTCGAGCGCTGGCACAAAATGAAGACATTAAAGTTGTCGTACAATTCTAAGGATATAAAGAATGGCTACTACTCTTAGTTCAACCCTCATACCCACAAAGTATAAAGATGACTTTAGGGATAGTGATGGCTACTACCGAATCTTATTCA